ATGATCTGGCAGCCTGAGTTCACAGATAAAACACTCTCCAGGAAACCCGGGGCGGTTCAAATAGCAATGTCTGTCGCACAACAACCACAATGTCACAAATAAAAAATGAGAATAACCAGTTCCCTGCAGACATCTACTTGAAGCAGCAGGGGATTGATTGGAATGGTGTTTTTTAGATGTGAGAAATATTTTACCCGCTATTTTACCCATTGGCGCGGCTTAAGAGCTTATTTTTGAATTCACAATGGTCACGATATAACCATCTTGCTCGCCCGTGGATAACTTTGGCTTTAGGCAGGTCGCCGGACTTAATCCGGTCATAAATGAAGGTTTTACCGAAGCCAGTATCGGCCATGATGAATTTCAAATCAACCAGTGAATCAGGCTGTAGTTCGTGTTGCATGAGTGCTATCTCCGAATAGGGAATCGAACCTGCAAATCAGGCAATAAAAAACCGCCATCAGGCGGCTTGGTGTTCTTTCAGTTCTTCAATTCGAATATTGGTTACGTCTTATTCGATGCGCACTCCTGGTATTTCGCCTTTTGATATTGCTAAGTCATAAATTTGCGCGGCACTATACCCATCTCGCATCCATGAATCTAAGGCGCTAACAGCCTCGCTACGCTTTTTATCTTCTCTCTCATTTTTGATATCAACGAGGACATCAACGCAATTAAGGCAAATGTGGATTTTGTCCTTACATTCGATCATGGCGGCTTTACCATGATTTCCGCCACACAGTGAGCATAAATCTTCAGGGTCTGGCTGGTATTTCTGTAACGTTAGAGGGTTGAATGTTGAACAGGTCATAATCATCTCCATAAAATAAAACTCGCCGTAGCGAGTTCAGATAAAAGAAATCCCCGCGAATGCGAGGATTGTTATTCACCTTTGACGTCAAGTTGCAGGTTAGCCATGGTTAACCTCCTGCGGAGTAGCCTTTACAAGCACTGGTGTAAATCCATCTTCATTAAGGTTATGAATATAGACTTCCGTTCTCCTGCGCTCTTCAGCGTTTAATATGGTTTCTGGATCATAAACCCATACTTTCATTCGACTATTCCATGAAGAAATCGCTTCAGATCTAGTTCGTTTTTCTGGTCCTTGGGCACCACATTTGCATGACACATAGCGCATTTTCCCTCTGATACTGAATGAGTATCCGATGTTAAGCACAGTGGAACCACAGAATGGGCAGCGATAGAGATTCATAAATCATCCACCTTAGGCGCAGCTGAGACAGCAACATTCCAGAACTCAGAAAACATATTGTATGCACCAGATAGATTGGAAGTGGCATACCCTCCAAGCTCACTTCTAATCTGAACGGCTCTCATCATTTCCGGCGTTAACTCCTTCGGCACCATAACCCAACCATCCGGAGTTACCGGAGAGTTGCCATCCAGCGCGTTCAACTTGTAAGCCTGGCTTACAGGTTCGGCACTATGAAGCATGGCAGCGCGGCAGGCGTTCCAGCCTTGAACCTTAGCTATTGCCACAACTGCATCGGTAAAGAACATTCTCGCGGTATCTGGCTCCGGCATTTCATCCGGCACCGCTTGCTGCGGTAACTGTGGTACAGTCAGTGACTCCAATTCAGCGATACGCTTCTCTGCGGCTTCCAGTTCATCAAGCAGCGCCAAGACGGTAGCCGGATTGGCTGCGGCGATGAATTCAGCATTGGCCTGCTGTTCCATTTGGAAATCTTCATCGAAACCGCTTTCAGGATGCGCTCCTTCAATTCTGCAAATGGGAATATATCCAGCAGCCTCGCGATGAATTAGTGCATCATCACCATCAAATCGGCCCTCTCCATATTCGAGCGACCACACACCACACGTTGCTTTCTCTGCCGCTTCACGCAGTGCCTGATAGTCAATCTTGCTCATGTCACATCACCCTGAATCCGTTGCATTTACGCAAGAAATCGCAGATATAGCCCTTCATTTTTTCATGCCAATCTCGATCATTCCCATTGCACCAACCATCAGGTGGAGTCCAGTTTTCTATCAGAGCAGCCATTTTCTTTGCTTTCGCCGGAGTAGCTGTTGCGGTATCGCAGTAATGACGAGTGTCAACCAACGCATCCATACCATCGATATCAAGTACGCAAAACCATGTGTGATTCGGAATTCCTACAGGTGGTATTTGTTGCCCACGTCGACGTTTATCAATGAGATATACACTCACTGCTTGCCTCCTTTGCGCCACATCGCATTCAGATATTTGTTTTGATTTACTGATGGAAAAGAATTTCTCTTAAGCAATTCCTCTCTCGATGGCATTGGCTTTACGCGTTGGCGAATAATCATTTCTGCCGGAAGAATGCCGGGATTGTATGCAAGTCCTCTCATGATTTACTCTCCACGAACTGGTCAATAGCCATGCTAAGTGACATACCTAAAGCTTCGATATGCTGCTGAATATCCTGTAGCGTCCGTGCCTGAGATAACAGAATTTCACGGTTGCATAACTCTTTAACCAGATGCTCAAACTTGCTGTAATAACCGATACGGCTTAGTGTTTCTTTCCCTGCATTCTCGCCTTCTTTGATAATTCCTCTTTCGCTAAGAATCAGATCGTGTTTGGTTCCGGTAATAACGTATTTTCCGAGGTCGATGTTTAGCTTCATTGTTTTCATTGTTAATTCCTCAGTCATTACTGATAGCGCCATAGCGTGAGCGGTAATTACGCAGGCGCGGGTCGATATATTCAGGGAAGTGGGTATATGTGGCTTTGCGGAATGGTCGGATTGATGTCTGGTAAATTCGCTCTCGTTCTTCTTTCTCTGCAAGCCATATACAGTGGCGAAATTCCTTTTCCTCTTTCGTTTCCTGTTGTAGAGACATTATTCGATCGTAGTTTTTTCTGAATTTATCCAGCACCTCCGATACGGAATTGCCGGAACAGCGGCGCGGGTCATCCGCACCATACTGAGGCGCTGGCATGATTTTCTCCTGATTAAATTGCGTGAATAGCGTGACGAGGGAAGGGGAGAGTTACTGGTTCCTCGTCTGGGTAGATAGGTTTGTTATGTTTGTGCCACTCGACATGACATGACTTGCAGAGCCACATCACATCGGTTGGTTTGCTGTAGTCGCAGTGGTGCGCCTGTGGTTTACATTCTGATCCGCAGCACTCACATTGTGGTGGTCGGATTAGCTTACCGTCGCGCAAAAAATTACCCACAATGATGTGGGCTTTTCTTTTCCATGGGTTGCTCTGAATGAACCGCTTTTTGGCTGCGTTACACCGTTCTCTTCCGCGTTCCGATGATTGATATTCTCTCCTTGCTGATACTCGATGTGGCAATCCAGCGCGTTCTTTGTCGTATTCAGCCAGGCAAGCCCGGCAAGCGGCAGTTAATCCATCTCTGGATGCTCTTCTGATTTGAAAGTCCCTTTCTTCCTTCTGTTGATGGCATCTTGAGCAGATTTTCATATTCAGCTCCTAGAACGGAATATCCGAATCGTCGAAGTTCATAGGTGGTTCGCTGTGATTCCCATGCTGCTGAGATTGCTGTCTTTGTTGCTGGCCGTTATTTCGCTGAGGTGAAGACTGTTCATTGCCTCCTTGCTTGCCACCAAGCATTTGCATGGTTCCACCAACGCCTACGATAACTTCGGTAGTGAACCTATCCTGTCCGCTTTGATCCTGCCATTTTCTTGTCCGCAATTTGCCTTCAAGATAAACCTCAGAGCCTTTTCGCAGATATTCGCTGGCAATTTCTGCCAGTTTCCCGCTCATTACCACGCGGTGCCACTCCGTCTGCTCCTTTTGCTCTCCAGTTTGCTTATCACGCCATTGTTCTGACGTAGCAACTGTAAGGTTTGCAAATGCCGTTCCTGATGGTGAATATCTGATTTCTGGATCATGCCCAAGGCGACCAATAATGATCACCTTATTTACGCCTCTGCTTGCCATTTATGCCGCCTGTTTTAGCTCGTTAACTCTGATGTTCATTACCTGAACGCATTTAGCCTGCGCCTCCTCGTTGCCAGCCATTAATTGCCAGTCACGCTGATAACGCTCGATGAGTTTTTTCTTGTCAGTTTCTGTTGACGCATAATCGCTGAAGTCTTTCAGGATTTGCTCGCAGTCAACCGATGGAGATTTCTGGTTGGTATTTTCTGGTGATGGTTTGTTATCTGATGCTGGGATTGCCCATCCCGGCAGCGATGGAGGGAGCCAGTAAAATCCTGTTCCATCCTTGAGTTTTGCCCTGTGCCATCCCTGCTTTTTATCGAGAGATGTTTGTGCGAAACCTTCCTCAAGGTTATACAGATACCGACCGATTCCCCACTGAACGGCAGCGCGCTTCATTGCACCGGAACGACCACCTTTTACGGCTTCTACCTGCGTGTTTTCAGCAGCATCCCATTTGGTTACCCATTCGGAATCAATCCTGATTGATATGCCGCATTCAACGCCTCCGTTGTTGGGAATATCGCGGTATTCATTGCGCCATCCTGCTTTGCCGCAAACATCGTCCAGGCGTTTCATGATTGCCCGGTTCGTGACATAAGCCAGCACCATAGCCCACACTTTGCCATCGCGTGTTTTACCGCTTTGCTGTATTCGCCATTCGATATCTTCAGGGCTGAATGGCTCATCGAATTTATTCAAATCCATAATTCACCTCAGAATGGACACGGCCCAAGGAAATAACGCTGATTTAATACTTCGACTCGAGACAAATTAAGGCATACCCGCATTCCTTCGCGGTCGCCATTATGGCGATACCAGAGAGCTTTCTGCGTGTACATGCGTCTCTGTAACTTGCTCTCCTTCACTGTGGTTGCAAGTGACATGAATATCTCCTTCGTTACCGATTAATTCTTTCATCTGACGAATGAATTCTTCGTCTGACCAGTTATCTGTAAAACTCATTTCCTGCGATACCACGGAAGGTTGATAGCTGATTTCATCGCTTTATTTGCTTCAAGCCACATTTTGGAATCACCAATAAATCGGGCTATTACTGCTTTGTTCTGTGCAGCACGAAGCATCTGGTGATTGATGGCTATTTCATTGCGCATAATAAGACCTCAACTCTTTTCCATCCGTCACGTAATTTACGGGTGATTCGTTCAAGTAAAGATTCATTTAGTTGGAAGGCACCCATGCGAGCGCCTCCCGCGATTGCGTAAATCATGGGTGGTTCCTTATGTTGGTTTTATTAGTAGGTTATTTTTGTTGCGAATACTTCGCCTTTTACGATGGCTGTTATGATATTTTTAGCAACATCTTCTGATGCGCCAACCTTGATAAGGTCAGCAAGTATTTTGTTATTTACTTCTTTCCGGTGAGCTTTATCCTTTGCTCTGCGCTCTTCTTCGTCCTTGATTCTTTTTTCTTCTGCTATTCTGGCTTGCTCTTTTGCTTCAGCCTCGCGCCGGATTCGTTCAGCCTCCTCCTGTGCTTTTCGGCGTTCTGCTTCAATTGCCGCTTGCTTTTCTCTTTCAGCTCGTTCTGCTGCCTCTTTTGCTTCGCGCTGTGCTCGTTGCTCGGCTTCAATGCGTTCACGCTCTGCACGTTCCGCTGCGGCCTTAGCCTCTGCTTCTCGTCTTGCTGCTGCTTCAATTTCGGCTTTTGCCTTTGCTTCGGCTTCTGCTCTGGCTTTCTCTTCAGCTTCTCTTTTTAAGCGTTCTTCATGCTCTCGCTTTTCCTGCTCCGCTTTGAGTCTTGCCTCTTCTCTTTGGCGGTCAAACTCGCGATCCATCAAAATCGCTATTTCATGGTCAGACTCAATTTGCTTTGCGAGAGCTTCAGCTGCTGCCTTAGCTTCTTCTTCGGCTTTAATCCGTGCCTGTTCCTCCTCATAATCAGTAAGAGGCTGGCGCGCCTTGGCTTTCAGTTCATCAAGGCGATCGCGCACCGTCTTGCGGTTGGCATCAATTAGCTTTGGAATTTCCTTCAGTTCAGCAACAAGGTCTTTGCCAAGACCATCGAGATATGTTTTCGTCTGCGCAACTTTATACGCCAGAGAAGCGATCTCCTTTCTGCCCTTTGCCGTTGTGATATCAGGCACAAAGGACATAACTTCACGTTCAACCTTTTGGAGAATTTCTTCAATCTGGTCGGCAGACTGAAATACAGTCATTGCATTTGCTTTTTCAATAACAACTAAATCTGTTACTTCACTCATATATCCTCCGTCAAAAAAATTGCCCTCACACTGGAGGGCAAAGAAGATTTCCAATAATCAGAACAAGTCGGCTCCTGTTTAGTTACGAGCGACATTGCTCCGTGTATTCACTCGTTGGAATGAATACACAGTGCAGTGTTTATTCTCTTGTTTATGCTAAAAATAAAGGCAGACTATGCGGCCTGAAATTACTTAACCAATGATGCCGCATATTCAATTAGGAATAACTTAGGCGCAATCCAAATCTTCAACCATTCGAAATTGAAGGCAATAATTAAAACACCCATAATTGAGCCAAATATAGGAACAAATACAGTGCATATATCGTAATAAACCGAAGATATAAAATGTCCATCATTTGGACGTCCATCGAAAGACGTCCATCTCTCGCCATTATTTCTTGCCGTTCTTGCAAAACTAGGAAGTTTAATTGCTGCAATTAAAAGCAACAATCCAGCCACTTGGAAAAGTGCGCTATGGACAAAACTCCATATTAGCAACTGATGAACAACATCAGGAATCTGTGCCTGGCTGAATGAAACAGCCGCGTCTATTCCATTACTGGCTTTTTGCAGTAGTTCTACGAGAATCTTGTTTGCTTGTTCTTCCATATATCACCTTGATTGTAATAAGCATGAAATTATTTACGGACAAAAATAAAGGCCACCATCAGGCAGCCTTGTTATTCTGTTTACCAAGTTCTCTGGCAATCATTGCCGTCGTTCGTATTGCCCATTTATCGACACATTTCCCATCTTCCATTACAGGAAACATTTCTTCAGGCTTAACCATGCATTCCGATTGCAGCTTGCATCCATTGCATCGCTTGAATTGTCCACACCATTGATTTTTATCAATAGTCGTAGTCATAAGGGTAGTCCTGGTATTGTTCCATCACATCCTGAGGATGCTCTTCGAACTCTTCAAATTCTTCTTCCATATCTCACCTCAAATAAGTGGTTTGCTGCGAAAGTAAATACGCTTAAGTTACCTGTTATTTATCCCACCAAGTTCCGTATCTATCTATCCAGTTACACCAATCATCGACACTCCATTTTGTTGTGTCGCATTTTGGCAACTGGCATGAATATCTACCTTCTTTGTAAAGTCGGCGTTTGACTTTCTTGAGCATGGCTCACCTCAATCGTAATAAGCTGGAATTGATTTTCCGCGTTGCTTCTGGCGGCCTGAGCAAGTCACACCCATTTCACAGCGTGGCTTGCTGTACCATGTGCGCTGATTCTTGCGCTCAATACGCTGCAGGTTGCTTTCAATCTGTTCGTGGTATTCAGCCAGCACCGTAAGGTCTATCGGATTCAGTGCGCTTTCTACTCGTGATTTCGGTTTGCGATTCAGCGAGAGAATAGGGCGGTTAACTGGTTTTGCGCTTACCCCAACTAACAGGGGATTTGCTGCTTTCCATTGAGCCTGTTTCTCTGCGCGACGTTCGCGGCGGCGTGTTTGTGCATCCATCTGGATTCTCCTGTCAGTTAGCTTTGGTGGTGTGGTGGCTGGTAGTCTAGCTCCAGCTTGTTGAGTCTCATTCGGAGGGGTATAACCGGCACCCCAGCGATTTTTCCATGCGACAACGTGCGCGTTATGGCGGCCTTATCGCCCGCGGCTCCCCATCTCGTCCACGCTATTGCTAGCGTTGGGAGCGCTTCACCGCTCAACAGTAGGTAAGCACTTGCCAGTGACTAGCTGGCTTCACCACACCCCAAAGCCTTCTGCTTTGAATGCTGCCCTTCTTCAGGGCTTAATTTTTAAGAGCCTCACCTTCATGGTGGTCAGTGCGTCCTGCTGATGGCTTAAAATTACAAGAAAGATTGTATGTTGTAAACAAGAAATATTGTAAAAAGGGGCGTGAAAAACAAACTCCATTGTTTTTAAATGAAAAATAGTTTGTTTTTGGTTATCGAGATTGAGGTGGGGATTACTGGTTGCAGGTTCCGACTACATCACCAACAAATGATTTGGTTGATGTAAGTTGTTGCATACCTGGGATATTCATTACTTTGGAGTAAAGAGCTTTTTTGTCTGTAGTGATTGACCAAGTTTCAACGGTTATTCCTCCTCCAGACTGGTATTCTCCTACCATAGTGTTCGATGACAAAGCAGTGTATTTCATCTCTGGATAGACGCCAGAAACTGATTCATAAACTGATGATTTATCGCCATTTATTGTTACGTGGAAAACGGAATCTTCCGTGCTGTCTTTTGTAAACTCGTAACGATCGCCATTCATTGACCCGTACCCGTGCAGGTTTGTGACAATCCAGCATTCAGAATTGGCGCTGGTAGTTAAGAGTATTGAGAGTAGCGCCGCAATCCTGATCATACGAATTTTACCCTCGCTTCCACGACAACACCGATAATCTTGCAGTTCCCGTTGATAGGAGTCATAGGCCATGAAGGGTTCAGGCCTTTCAGGTACTTCTGCCCGCCATCTATAACCAGTTTCTTGAATGTTGCTTCGTTCGCGTCAGTCAGTTTGGCTACAACAAGGCTTCCATTCACTGGCTCGCGTCCAGTATCTACTAACACCATATGACCTTCAGGGATGCTTTGACCTACAGGTGAGGTCATGGAATCACCTTCAACCTTCAGCCAGAATCCATCGCCTAATAAGTTAACGTCACTGTCATACCATTCATCAATGTCCTTGATATCGTAGGGTTCACAAGCTTCACACCACGAACCAGCTCTAACCATGCTAATCAATGGATATTTCCCTTTGGGCTCAACATGCCCAACAAATCTAACATTCGAATCAGAGGTGCCATTGAGCAGCCAGTCAACACTTACGCCAAGAGCTGACGCAAGTTCTGGTAAAAAGCGTGGTCGCTTAGTTTTACCGTTTTCGAGCTGCTCTATAGACTGCTGGGTAGTCCCCACCTTTTGAGCAAGTTCAGCCTGGTTAAGTCCAAGCTGAATTCTTTTGCTTTTTACCCTGGAAGAAATACTCATAAGCCACCTCTGTTATTTACCTCCAATCTTCACAAGAAAAACTGTATTTGACAAACAAGATACATTGTATGAAAATACAAGAAAGTTTGTTGATGGAGGCGATATGCAAACTCTTTCTGAACGCCTCAAGAAGAGGCGAATTGCGTTAAAAATGACGCAAACCGAACTGGCAACCAAAGCCGGTGTTAAACAGCAATCAATTCAACTGATTGAAGCTGGAGTAACCAAGCGACCGCGCTTCTTGTTTGAGATTGCTATGGCGCTTAACTGTGATCCGGTTTGGTTACAGTACGGAACTAAACGCGGAAAAGCCGCTTAAGACATTCCCGCTCTTACACATCCCAGCCCTGAAAAAGGGCATCAAATTAAACCACACCTATGGTGTATGCATTTATTTGCATACATTCAATCAATTGTTATCTAAGGAAATACTTACATATGCAACTTACAAGTACTCGCAAGAAAGCGAATGCAATTACAAGCAACATCCTGAATCGAATTGCTGTACGTGGTCAGCGAAAGGTTGCCGACGCGTTAGGGGTTAATGAATCGCAAATTTCGCGATGGAAAGACAGCTTCATCCCAAAAATGGGAATGCTTCTGGCTGTTCTTGAATGGGGTGTTGAAGACGAGGAGTTGGCGGAACTGGCTAAGAAAGTAGCCAGAATGCTGACAAAAGAAAAAGCCCCGAAGAACGGCGAATTCTTCGAGGCCTAATGTAGAAAGACTGGATCAATCCACGGGAGTAATTATGACAAAACGTCGTAAGAAATACCAGGAAAAAGAAGAGATTCGACACCCTGATTCACCTGAGGGATTAGTGGTAGCCGCAGCAAATAACAGGGCGTTCGCAGAGCGCCTTGTTGGTGTTTACAGACTAGCCAAAGCAGGAGTGAAACATGGGCGTCGTTAAGTTAGCTGATTACAGGCATAACCCTGTACAATATCAGGAGGCATCCAGTATGGGGTATGTCTCTATACACCGCCAGTTTATGGACAGCAGGCTCTATAAGGACTCTCAGGCAGTACATCTTTGGCTTCACTTAATCCTCAAGGCTAATCACGAATCTACTGTCGTCAATACGGATATCGGTCCGATAACTGTTGATCGCGGTCAGATGATAACTGGACGCCCGTCTCTGGTCAGAGAAACATTCATCCCCGACAACAAAGTTCGGAGCTTATTACGGACTTTTGAGTCGAAAGGGATGCTTAATATTTGCTCGATGGGGAAGAAATTTAGCCTGTTTACAATCGTTAAATATGACGATTTTCAGGCAAAAAATTGTCCAACGGTTGTCCAACGTTTGTCCAACGCAAACACCAGTAATGGCGCGGCTCTCAGCGGAGATTGTCCAACGGCTGTCCAACGGTTGTCCATAAACAATAATATAAATAATATCTCTAATACTGACGTATTAGAGAGTGCCACAGCAGACAAAAAGTCTGACAAGAAAAAACCTTCCGTTAGCTGTCAGGATGTTGTCGATGCTTACCACGAAATCCTTCCTGAAGCGCCAAGAATCCGCGCACTGAATGACAAGCGTAAAAACCAGATCCGAACGTTCTGGCGCAAAGCCGGAGTGATAACCCGCCAGCTTGACGGGCATGGGTTCACGATGCAGGACTGGAGAAATTATTTGAGCTACGTTGGCGAAAATTGCCGATGGATGTTCGAAGAGCGCCCAAACCATCAACGCGGAACCGTCTGGCACAAAAAGGGATTTGATTTCCTGCTTAACGATAATACCTACCTGAAAGTTCGTGAGGGTGAACACGATGACCGATAATTTTTATGCGCCGCCCCATAGCATCGAGGCAGAGCAGGCGGTGATTGGTGGATTGCTTCTGGATGATGACAGCAGTGAGCGCGTCCAGAAAGTTCTGGCGATGCTGAAGCCTGATTCATTTTACAGCCGACCACACAAAATCATTTTCGAAGAAATAACCAGAATGCACCGTGAGCAAAAGCCAGTAGATGGCCTGACGCTTTTCGATGAACTGGAGCGTAAATCGTTAACGGCGTCTGTTGGCGGTTTTGCTTATATCGCTGAGATCGCAAAGAACACGCCAAGCGCAGCAAACATCGTTGCTTATGCAATGCAGGTTCGCGAAACCGCAATGGAACGCTACGCCATCAACCGCATGACTGAAGCGACGGAATTGCTCTATTCCCGCAACGGAATGACTGCAACACAGAAGTACGAAGCTATTCAGTCGATTTTCACGCAACTGACAGACCATGCAAAAACCGGATCGCGTCGCGGCCTTCGCTCATTTGGTGAGGTCATGGAAGACTGGGTTAGCGACCTTGAGAAGCGATTTGACCCGTCAGGCGAACAACGAGGAATGAGCACAGGGATCCCATCGCTGGACAGGATGCTGTCACCGAAAGGTCTGGTGAAAGGCTCTCTGTTTGTCATTGGCGCTCGCCCTAAGATGGGGAAAACGACGCTATACAGCCAGATGGCAATCAACTGCGCAGTGCATGAGAAAAAGCCCGCTCTGATGTTCAGCCTTGAAATGCCCGGTGACCAGATACTGGAAAAACTGGTAGGACAGAAGTCAGGTGTTAACCCGAATATTTTTTACCTTCCGGCGACAAATGACGCTGATGACGGCTATCAGGGTGATTACGATGGTGACTTCAACAGGGCGATCGAAACAGCTAATCGCTTGAGTGAAATCGACATGCTTTACATCGACGACACGCCGGGATTATCTCTGGCTCAAATCGTCAGCGAAAGCCGTCGAATCAAGCGAGAAAAAGGATGTGTTGGCATGATTCTGGTCGATTACCTGACACTAATGACCGCTGAGAAGGCCGATCGCAACGACCTTGCTTACGGCATGATCACCAAAGGACTGAAGAACCTTGCCAAAGAGCTTGATTGCGTTGTTGTGCTTCTGACACAGCTTAACCGCGCACTGGAAAGCCGAACCAATAAACGCCCATTACCAAGTGACTCACGAGATACAGGGCAGATTGAACAGGATTGCGATTATTGGGTGGGGATCCATCGTGAAGGTGCTTTTGATGACAGTGTTCCACCTGGTGAAACCGAACTAATCCTTCGTCTCAATCGTCATGGCAATACCGGCACGGTGTATTGCATTCAGGCAAATGGCGCTATTTATGACACAGACCAACAGTCTGCTGAAATGCGCCGCCGTGAACGCGAGGAACCGCAGTCCAAGAAGAAAGGAGGATTCTGATGACCATCTACATAACTGAGCTAATAACAGGCCTGCTGGTAATCGCAGGCCTTTTTATTTGGGGGAGAGGGAAGTGTGGCTGACTGGCAAATTCCAATCATCATTCTTGCCGGAGCTTCGCTGGTTGCTGGCTTTATCCTGCTGAAAAAGCATAAAGACCGTGATCAAAAAGTCGAAGTTCTCTATGGGTATCCAGCGAACAGCACAACATGGCTGACCATTTACCACTACCGAAAATCAGGCCGCTGGGTATTCGAATGGGATGATCTGTTCGCTGAAAAGCGACCAAAGTCATGGGGAGACATCAGCGAATGCATGATGTTCGAAGAAAGAAAATCCGGCGCAACTAGAGAAGAGTTTAACGAAGCGTGGGCGCGATTAAGTGAGAGAGGGTATTTGTGAGCAAGTACGAAAAATTAGATCAAAACATTCTTTCAATGCTGAGTGAAAGACCAACACCTGTTTTTGATATCTGGCTTAAATGGCGGAGCAATGGAATGTATATCGAAACCATCGATCGCCGTATGCAATACCTGAGAAAGAAAGGGCTTGTTGCAAATGTGCGTGGGAAGGGTTGGGTGAAAATTAACCTGTCATAACGGGGATTGATATGGGCGAATCAAGAAAGCAGTTTGAGGAATACGTTGCCAAAAAATTGAGATTACCATTCGAGATGATAACCGAGGCAAGAAATGGTGATAGGTACTTCGCATTTTCAAGCATGGATATTCGTCACTCCTTAAATGAGTGGTGGACTTTATGGCAGGCATCGCGAGCAGCTATCGAGATTGAGCTGCAAAAGCCAAAGAAAGGCCCACTTCCCGGTGATTATCACATTGGCTATGACTCAGGTGCAGAATCGCAATACGAAAGCGATGTAGAGGCTATCCGCGCCGCTGGAATCAAAGTGAAGGAGTGAGTATATGTCATTTATCAAATTAACCATGCGATGCAGCATCTATCAGCCACCAAGCACAAGCGCGATAGAAAGCACCAGAAGTGCATATGAGCCCTTGTACGTTAATTCTGACAACATCGAAACCCTATTTGATGCCGGATTTACGATTGTAAGAATGGCAAGTGGTGAGCGGTTCGATGTTATTGAGAAACCAGAAGCTATTTTGGCGTTAATTAATCCATGCGTGCAGAAGGTGAGCCATGAGGAAACGAACGTTTGAACTAAGAAGCCCAATTCATCAGCAGAACGCCATTCAAGCTATCCAGCAAATTCTTCCAGACCCAATCAAACCAATCGTAGTAACCATTCAGGAACGCAACCGCAGCTTAGACCAGAATCGAAAGCTTTGGGCTTGCCTTGGTGACGTCTCTCGTCAGGTTGAATGGCATGGTCGCTGGCTGGATGCAGAAAGCTGGAAGTGCGTTTTTACAGCAGCATTAAAGCAGCAGGACGTTGTTCCTAACCTTGCCGGGAATGGCTTTGTGGTAATAGGCCAGTCAACCAGCAGGATGCGTGTAAGCGAATTTGCGGAGCTATTAGAGCTTATACAGGCATTCGGTACAGAGCGTGGCGTTAAGTGGTCAGACGAAGCGAGACTGGCTCTGGAGTGGAAAGCGAGATGGGGAGATCGGGCTGCATGACTATCAAATCAAATACGCCAGCACACGACAAGGACTGCTGGCAAACGCCGCTTTGGCTTTTTGATGCACTGGATATTGAGTTTGGATTCTGGCTGGATTCGGCAGCGAGCGACAAAAATGCTCTGTGTGCTCACTGGCTAACTTAGGCCGACGACGCGCTCAATTCTGAGTGGGTAAGCCACGGTGCAATCTGGAATAACCCACCGTACAGCAATATCAGGCCGTGGGTGGAAAAAGCCGCTGAGCAGTGCATACAACAGCGACAGACGGTAGTTATGCTTGTGCCAGAGGATATATCAGTCGGATGGTTCAGCAAGGCTCTGGAGAGTGTCGACGAAGTTCGCATTATCACTGATGGACGGATTAATTTTATCGAACCATCGACAGGGTTGGAGAAGAAGGGAAACAGCAAAGGCTCCATGCTGCTGATTTGGCGACCGTTCATCAGTCCTCGACGGATGTTTACTACCGTATCCAAAGCGGCATTGATGGCGATCGGGCAGGGCGTCAGGAGGGCGGCATGAGACGACAGCGACGAAGTATCACCGACATCATCTGCGAAAACTGCAAATACCTTCCAACGAAACGCTCCAGAAATAAACGCAAGCCAATCCCAAAAGAATCTGACGTAAAAACCTTCAATTACACGGCTCACCTGTGGGATATCCGGTGGCTTAGAGAACGTGCGAGGAAAACAAGGTGATTGACCAAAATCGAAGTTACGAACAAGAAAGCGTCGAGCGAGCTTTAACGTGTGCTAACTGCGGTCAGAAGCTGCATGTGCTGGAAGTTCACGTGTGTGAGCACTGCTGCGCAGAACTGATGAGCGATCCGAATAGCTCGATGCACGAGGAAGAAGACGATGGCTAAACCAGCGCGAAGACGATGTAAAAACGATGAATGTCGGGAATGGTTTCACCCTGCATTCGCCAATCAGTGGTGGTGCTCTCCAGAGTGTGGAACCAAGATAGCACTCGAACGACGAAGCAAAGAACGCGAAAAAGCGGAAAAGGCAGCAGAGAAGAAACGACGACGAGAGGAGCAGAAACAGAAAGATAAACTTAAGATTCGAAAACTCGCCTTAAAGCCCCGCAGTTACTGGATTAAACAAGCCCAACAAGCCGTAAACGCCTTCATCAGAGAAAGAGACCGCGACTTACCATGTATCTCGTGCGGAACGCTCACGTCTGCTCAGTGGGATGCCGGGCATTACCGGACAACTGCTGCGGCGCCTCAACTCCGATTTGATGAACGCAATATTCACAAGCAATGCGTGGTGTGCAACCAGCACAAAAGCGGAAATCTCGTTCCGTATCGCGTCGAACTGATTAGCCGCATCGGGCAGGAAGCAGTAGACGAAATCGAATCAAACCATAACCGCCATCGCTGGACTGTCGAAGAGTGCAGGGCCATCAAGGCGGAGTATCAGCAGAAACTCAAAGACCTGCGAAACAGCAGAAGTGAGGCCGCATGACGTTCTCAGTAAAAACCATTCCAGACATGCTCGTTGAAGCATACGGAAACCAGACAGAAGTAGCACGCAGACTGAAATGTAGTCGCGGTACGGTCAGAAAATACGTTGATGATAAAGACGGGAAAATGCACGCCATCGTCAACGACGTTCTCATGGTTCATCGCGGATGGAGTGAAAGAGATGCGCTATTACGAAAGAATTGATGGCAGCAAATACCGAAATATTTGGGTAGTTGGCGATCTGCACGGATGCTACACGAACCTGATGAAAAAACTGGAGACGATAGGATTCGACACCAAAAAAGACCTGCTTATCTCGGTTGGCGATTTGGTTGATCGCGGTACAGAGAACGTCGAATGCCTGGAATTAATCACATTCCCCTGGTTCAGAGCTGTACGTGGAAACCATGAGCAAATGATGATTGATGGCTTATCAGAGCGTGGAAACGTCAATCACTGGCTGCTTAATGGCGGTGGCTGGTTCTTTAATCTCGATTACGACAAAGAAATTCTGGCTAAAGCTCTTGCCCATAAAGCAGGTGAACTTCCGTTAATCATCGAACTGGTGAGCAAAGGTAAAAAATATGTCATCTGCCACGCCGATTATCCTTGTGATAAATACGAGTTTGGAAAGCCAGTTGATCATCAGCAGGTAATCTGGAACCGCGAACGAATCAGCAACTCACAAGACGGGATCGTGAAAGAAATCAAAGGCGCGGACACGTTCATCTTTGGTCATACGCCAGCAGTGAAACCACTCAAGTTTTCCAACCAGATGTATATCGATACCGGCGCAGTGTTCTGCGGAAATCTCACATTGATTCAGGTACAGGGAGAAGGCGCGTGGGCATAAGAGAACTAAACCTCACCAAAGAACAGCATGAGTGGCTGAATGGCTGGCTTGAACTGTGGGGCGCATGGGTTTATTCAGGTCGTCTGGAAAAGCGCATGAGCAGCGTAATAGCGAAGTTCATGGAGAGCGTAGAGCCGGGAAGAGTTATGACAAGGCCAATGTGCAATGATGATGATGGAATGTTGATTTCTCAGGTCGTCGATTCCGTCATGTACATTGACAAGAAAGCCTTTGGCATCCTCCTCAGCTACTACGCTCATGGTTCATCTAAGCGAGCAATTGCATCCTACTATCACGCGACTGCAAAGCCACGCAAGATGTGTGGACGTGGTGGCGAGGGATGGAGAAAACCTTCACTGGCAACCTGTAGAAACGAAATTGACGACATCCTGAAAGCGTCATTATTTGTTTTATACCAGCCAATGCAAAATGCTTTCAAAATGCGTAAACGTGTTGAGAAAGTTAAGCATGTTGCTGTTAAAAGCCTTGACATGCAATTAGCCATTTAGCCATAATTAGAAGGTAAGCTGCCGTTAGTGACTCTTAAGTTGCAACGGTGGCTTTTTTATTTGGGTCAGTCGTATAAAGGTCATTACGGAAGGCTGTTAACCTTCTTATCGTGGTTCGAGTCCACGCTGTCCCGCCAAACATGCTGGTTTAGCTCCAATGGTAGAGCAGTCGCCTTGTAAGCGAATGGGTAGCGGTTCAAGTCCGTTAACCAGCACCATAACTGAGCCGTAGCCACTGGCTATCCTAGATTCATCAGTGATAGTTATGCTGCGGACTTCTACACATGACCTTCGTGAAAGCGGGTGGCATGAGGTTGCGCTAACAACCTCCTGCCGCTTTGCCCGTGCATATCGGTCACGAACAAATCTGATTACTAAACACAGTAGCCTGGATTTGTTCTATCAGTAATCGACCTTATTCCTAATTAAATAGAGCAAATCCCCTTATTGGGGGTAAGACATGAAGATGCCAGAAAAACATGACCTGTTAGCCGCCATTCTCGCGGCAAAGGAACAAGGCATCGGGGCAATCCTTGCGTTTGCAATGGCGTACCTTCGCGGCAGATATAATGGCGGTGCGTTTACAAAAACAGTAATCGACGCAACGATGTGCGCCATTATCGCCTGGTTCATTCGTGACCTTCTCGACTTCGCCGGACTAAGTAGCAATCTCGCTTATATAACGAGCGTGTTCATCGGCTACATCGGTACTGACTCGATTGGTTCGCTTATCAAACGCTTCGCTGCTAAAAAAGCCGGAGTAGAAGATGGTGGAAATCAATAATCAACGTAAGGCGTTCCTCGATATGCTGGCGTGGTCAGAGGGGACTGATAACGGACGTCAGAAAACCAGAAATCATGGTTATGACGTCATTGTTGGCGGAGAGCTATTCACTGATTACTCCGATCACCCTCGCAAACTTGTCACGCTAAACCCAAAACTCGAATCAACAGCAGCCGGACGTTACCAGCTTCTTTCCCGTTGGTGGGATGCCTATCGTAAGCAGCTTGGCCTGAAAGACTTCTCTCCGAAAAGCCAGGACGCCGTGGCACTGCAACAGATTAAAGAACGTGGCGCTTTACCGATGATTGATCGCGGTGATATTCGTCAGGCAATTGACCGTTGCAGCAATATCTGGGCTTCACTGCCGGGCGCTGGTTATGGTCAGTTCGAGCATAAGGCTGACAGCCTGATTACAAAATTTAAAGAAGCAGGCGGAACGGTCAGAGAGATTGATGTATGAGCAGAGTCACCGCAATTATCTCCGCTCTGGTTATTTGCATCATCGTCTGCCTGTCATGGGCTGTTAATCATTACCGTGATAATGCAATCGCCTACAAAGAGCAGCGCGATAAAGCCACATCCATCATCGCTGATATGCAGAAGCGGCAACATGATGTAGCAGAACTTGACGCCAGATACACAAAGGAGCTTGCTGATGCTAACGCGACTATCGAAAGTCTCCGTGCTGATGTTTCTGCTGGTCGTAAACGCCTGCAAGTCGCCGCCACCTGTGCAAAGTCAACGACCGGAGCCAGCAGCATGGGCGATGGAGAAAGCCCAAGACTTACAGCAGATGCTGAACTCAATTATTACCGTCTCCGAAGTGGAATCGACAGGATAACCGCGCAGGTTAACTACCTGCAGGAGTACATCAGGACGCAATGCCTTCGATGATAGCGATAATTTTACTCATCATCCTTCACATCTGGCTCTGTAGACAGGGTGGTGATCACTTCTG